ATAATCATGAGCCTATCAAATGAAAATCTAATAGATATTATATCAAATAGTAGTGAATTAAGTGATTTTAAGAAATTAATAACAGAAAGTTATAATAAAGCAGCCAATAAATACATCTCAAATATTTTAGATAAAAAAGCCATGGATACCTTAGAAAATATATTAGGTAATAGAGGTCAATATAATAAAATGTTGATGAAAAGAAGTCTTGGTGGTAAGTCTAAACTTGTTGACACTTATGTTTATACTTTTAAATTAACACATATAGTGGATGATGTTATAGACTATACCGTTTCACTTTTACAACCGGCAAATGAAAATTCACTACCTAGTTATTATTTGGATATGATACGTGTTATGATGGATGAATCTATTGGTAGATTTGATGGTAAAATAGAATTACCTGTAGAAGAAATTGTATGGGGTGAAGATCCAGAAGGTGATAATTTTGATAAGTTATTAATTTACGAAATAGAAGATAGATTAGACATAGAACAGTAAAAACCGTTAATATATGATTTAAACAATGTTCTTGATATTTATATATGAAAGAACATTGATTTATGTCTAACGTAGTACAAAATAAAACACAAAAACTTCTTGAACTTGCCAAATGTATAAAAGATCCTATTTATACAATAGAAAATTATTTAACCACATTTGACCAAACACAAAAGGGGTTTGTTAGTTTTAAATTATTCCCAAAACAAAAAGAATTAGTTAAAGCCTATAAAAAAGAACAATTTAATATAGTGATGAAACCCCGTCAGGCCGGGGTCTCAACAACAACAGCAGCTTATATAGCTGTTATGACAGCTTTAGCCGACCCACAAAGTCCTCAAAGGGTTCTAATTTTAGCTAACAAACAAGAAACAGCTATTGAGTTCCTCAAAAAAGTTAAAGATTTTACATCACAATTACCTTCTTGGATGAACGTTTGGGCTCCACCTACAAAACCTGGTGAGGAACCGTATTGGTATGATGCAGAAAAAAATTCAGCTAAACATTATCGTTTAACAAATGGTTCGGAAGTTAAAGCGGTAGCAACATCAATGGATGCTTTACGTGGTTATACACCCACATTACTTGTGATGGATGAGGCAGCCTATATTGAGGGTGGTGAGGAAGTTTACGCGGCAGCTCAACCCGCTTTATCAACGGGTGGTGGGGCCATACTGATCTCGACGCCTAAAGGTATGGACCCTCTTTATTATAAAACATACATGGCGGCCAAAACAAAAGAAAAAACCAACAACCCATTTAATATTGTTGAAATGAGATGGTTTCAAGATCCACGTTATAATAAAGATATGAAGTGGTTAAAGTTTAATGAAGCTGGTGAGGTCATAGAAGAAATTGTTGATATGAATTATGACAATTTCGACAGGTTAGAAGAAGAAGGTTGGCAACCAACATCACCGTGGTATGAAAAAATGTGTGCACAGTTAAATCATAATCAACGTAAAATTGCACAAGAGTTGAACTGTACATTTAATGGTTCAGGTGATAACGTAATTAATGAAAAATATATAGATTATCATAGAAAAAACAACATACAAGACCCTATTAGGACTGAATGGTTAGACGGTAACATGTGGGTTTGGGAAGATCCTCAATTTGGTCATGAATATATTTTATCAGTAGATGCTGCATCAGGTTCTGCGGATGATTTTGCATCAATTTGTATTATGGATTTTACAACAGGTTGTCAAGTAGCGGAATATCACGGTAAAGTCACTCCTGATACTTTAGGTGAAATTGCCTTTGAGTACGGTAATCGATATGAGGCCTTTGTGGTTGTTGATGTCACGGGTGGTTATGGTGGTACTTCGGTTTTAAAAATGATTGAGCTAGGTTACTCTTCTAAAAAAATGTATTACGATGTTGTTTTAGGTATAGATTCAATCACTAATAATAAGAATTTGGAACGTCATATGCGTGATGGGAAATTACCTGGTTTAAATTTCCAAAAAAATAGAAATATGATTGTAAACAAATTGGAGGAGGGTGTTAGATTAGATTCTTTTAAAGTACGTTCTATTAGAGCAATTGCTGAAATGGACACCTTTGTATTTAAAAATGGTCGTCCTGACCATATGAAAGGTTACCATGATGATTTGTTAATGGGTATAGCAATGTGTTGTTATGTTGCACAAACATCATTTAAAGACTTACAGAAAAGTCAGGGACAGACTAAAGCAATGTTGGATTCTTGGGTTGTCTCCACAAATACGGCAGATACGATACAAGAGTTAAATGTTACTGAAAATAATTATATGAACTCACGTGGTGATTTATCCAAACAAATCCAACACGCTAATTCTGAACATAATTGGGTATTTTTCGGTATGGCCGGATTTACCGATAAAAACACTAATAAAAAATTAATAAAATAATGGCAACGGGAAGAAATATTTCACAAAATCAACCATTTAAAGGTCAACCTAATATGAGAAGAGGTGCAGGGCCTATTTATTATAAATGGAACCCATTACCGTTTGAAAAAGGTGGTAATTTAAAACAAACTAGTTTAAAACTAATTTGTGATAATGTTGTTGATAACATTACAACATATGTTTATGATATAGATCCCACTAACGGTAATCATTTGGCCTACGTTAATTGTGACTATGTTGAATAACATTCACATTTAAACATGTTGGTTTAAATTTAAACTGAATATTTATGTTAAAAATAACAAGTTTTGGAAAAATTCATTAATGGCGGACAATAAAAATTTAACAGTCTATCAAAAACTATTTTACATGTTTGGGCAAAACAAACCCGAACAAAGGAGTGCTACCCCTAAATATACTTTTGGTGACGGTGACTTAATTACTACACAATCTCAACAGGATTATAATAAACAAAAATTAGAATTACAACAACAAAATTATCTTGAAGCACAATGGGCAAGAGTAGATAACGAATTATATCAAAAAGCCGTATACTATGAAACTTCTAGGATTGCTTCATATATGGATTATGAGGCAATGGAATTTACTCCGGAAATTGCAGCAGCCTTGGATATAATGTCAGAGGAATCCTGTACACCTAGTGAACAGGGTAAGATACTAACAATACAATCAAATTCTAAAAGGGTTAAAAATGTATTAGAAGATTTATTCTACAATATATTAGACATACAAACTAATTTACCAATGTGGACACGTAATACCTGTAAGTATGGCGATAATTTTGTTTATTTAAAGATAGATAGACAAAAAGGTATAATCGGTTCAGCACAATTAACCAATATAGAAATTGAACGTAAAGAAGAAGGTTTATTTGGTAACACACCTTCATCTAATAAAGGTGACGGAGTTGCTCAAATACCTGAAAAGAAAAAACAAGTTATGTTCCATTGGAGGGATAAAGCTATGGATTTTAACCCTTGGGAGGTTGCTCATTTCCGTTTATTAGGTGACGATAGACGCTTACCTTACGGCACATCAATTTTGGAGAAGGCAAGACGTATTTGGAAACAATTATTATTATCTGAAGATGCTATGTTGGTTTATCGTGTTGTTAGAGCACCAGAAAGACGTGTATTTAAAATCTATGTTGGTAACATAGATGACAAGGATGTTGATGCATACGTACAAAAAGTTGCTAATAAATTTAAAAGAAATCAGATAGTTGACCAAAAAACAGGTCAGGTTGATTTACGTTATAATACATTGGCCGTGGACCAAGATTATTTTGTACCAGTTCGTGATCCCAACGCACCAAACCCAATTGATACGTTGGCTGGTGCCTCAAACTTAGACCAAATTGCTGACATTGAATATATACAAAGAAAATTATTAACAGCATTAAGGGTTCCTAAACCTTTCTTAGGTTTTGATGAGGCCACAGGTGATGGTAAAAGTTTGGCTTTATTGGATATTAGATTTGCACGTACTATTAATCGTATCCAACAATCAATGATACAAGAGTTAAATAAATTAGCTATTATACATTTATATGTTCTTGGTTTTCATGATGATTTAAATAATTTCACACTTAACCTCACCAACCCATCAACACAGGGTGAAATGTTAAAGGTTGAACAATGGAAGGAAAAAGTTCTTCTTTATAAAGATCTTGTATCACAAATTGACGGTGGTATTGCACCAACATCTCACACTTGGGCAAAAAAGAATATTTTTAATTGGACTGACGATGATATTAAAATTGACCTTGAACAACAACGTATGGAAAGAGCTGCAGCTAAAGAGTTGGAGAATACACCTGAAACAATTAAAAAGACTGGTTATTTTGAAAGAGTTGATAAACTATATGGTGAAATTGGTGCTCCGGCTAAAACTGAAGCTGGTGCTGAAGGTGCGTCAGGTGGTGAAGAAACAGGAGGCGGTGGTTTCGGTGGCGGAGGATTTGGAGGCGGAGGAGGAGGCTTCGGAGGTGGTGATTTAGGTGGTGATTTAGGTGGTGGAGAAGGTGGAGAAGGTGGAGACCTAGGTGGTGAAGAAACTGGGGCTGAAACTGGTGGAGGCACTGAGTCTGGATTTGGTGAAAGTTTTAGATATAAGGACAAATCTATAATAGACAAACTACTTATGGAAGGTATTCGTAAAAACGAAGACATAATGATGATGACAGATGGTATTAAAGATTTAATTGGTGAAGAAGAAATAGATGAAGATGAAGATGAATTAGATTTATTACAATCATAACGATATTTATAATTAAAAAATAAAGA